CCAATTTTGCGGGGGTCATATACTTATATTATACCTTAATATTAGTTACCTGCGTCTATCACTTGACCGTCTGCTGATATTGCTTTCCAATAAACACTAAATTTAACAACACCTGCATCGGTGTCTGCTGTTTTAGTTGTTAAGATAATATCATTTCCGTTTAGTAAATAGATAGGATAGTTATCTGCTGCCGCTTCCTCATCTCCGATAACAAAATAAGTTGCTGGTGTAGAGTTGTTTAACCAAATTTCACCATCGTCTAAATTTGTCATTGTAGTTATAGGCATAAAGATTGCTGTAGCACCGGTTATTCCTACCTCATCAGTAGAACCCGCACCAGTACAATCAGTTGTACATTCTGCAACAACCCTAACTTGAACTAATCCTGTAACAGTAAATAAAACCCCACCATCTAATGCACCACCGTCATTTCCCCAAGCATTTGTCGTAGCACCTGCAAAGGTAACTGTCTTTGTTGCCAAAAATGGTAGTTCGGAATAGATAGGGTATCCGTTACCATCTAGTCTTTGACTTGCATCCGTGTAAGGACTTGACATATTTAATATTCTTTCTTTAACTTGATACGCCTACAGCCCTACCCATAAAGGGTAGAGCCATAGTTTCAGTTTCTATTAAGAGGCAATAGATAGGCCTGATGCTGCATATGATGCTGCGGAATCTGGAGCCATACTATAAATAGTCTCTCCTGTTGTTCCCATCACTGTTGTCGCTACAACCGCACATCGTGAATCCAAGAAGATTGCACCGTCTGTTTGAGCTGTAGTGAAGTCAATAGCTGCACCTACGTTTGCTGCACCCAGAGGGTTATTGAAGAACGTACAGTTTTTGAACATTAACATTCTTTCAACGTCATCTGCGTTAGCACCCAATACGAACCTGTTAGCTGCGTTTCCACCTTTTCTTGCGAACACACAATCTGTAAAGACGTTGTCTCTAAGCTGTTTTGTTCCAGATGGGGCTATGTTTTTACTTGCTAAGACACAAGGTCTTGCAATCGCACCAACTATTTCGTTAGCGGTTGTACCGAAGTAACAACCTATGTATTGAGTAGAATCACCATTAGAAACGTGTTCTGCTGCTCCAGCTACGTCTAAGTTGTCGCTGTTGTAGAACTCACAGTTCCTATAGATTGTGTACTCACCTGATTCTAACTGTCCATAAAGTGATTCAGCCTTGTCGTTGCCGTTATCAAACTTTATGCTGTCGTATGTGTTACCAACCCCAGTGTTTAACAAAACACCTACATCGGTAGCAACTGCTGTTGAACCCATTGTTATACGAGTTCTTGCACCCATACCTAAAGAACCAGCCCTCATGCTCATTCCAACAAAGTGAACCCTGCTCTTAGCAATAGTTAACATTGAGGTTTGTGCGTGAGCTGCGTTTGCGGATAAGAAGATTATGTCATGCCTATTGCTTGTTACAGCAGAGTAAGCACTAGCGATTGTATTATGAACCGCCAAAGTTCCATCCTGATATTGCTCTTGATACTTGTCAAAAAACTCTTTATAATTACTATCCGCTACTGGGATAACGTAATACTTATTGCCTGTTGTTATAGGCATACCAGAACTGTCCAACCCCAATAGGGCTTTTTCTAACTCTAAATCGCCTTGTGAGGCGTGTAGATATTTACTCATTTTATTTCTTTCTGTCTCACCCCACCCACCACTGAGTGGGGATTAACGATTAATTACTAATTACTTAACCTAGTGCTACAATACTGCACTGTTTACTTGATACATTAACATCTGTGTCAAGACCGAAGATGAATCCGCTAGAAGATGGTGTAATACCATTAGAGGTAACAAGAGTTCTTGTTCCTGCTGCTACAGTTACTATACCTTCTGCATCTGCCATACCTTCATACCACTCTATTTGAGTTCTATCTGTCTCATTTACAACCTTTACATATCTAGGAGTAAACCCAGTTGTAAAAGTATAGGCTGCTGTTGTTCCAGTGTCTAAATAACTTGCGGTAAACATACGTTGTACGTTTAACGGTTCTCTTTCTGTTATTGTTTGCGCCATAATATTTTCCTTTAATTAACTTATTACACTAAACCTAATTTCTTAGGCTGAAACTCCGTGGTGTACTACAACCATAAAGTTCTCATTTAAGATTTTACCTACGAATGTAAGTTTCCATCCACTTGTCGCTCTTTGATCAAGAGGATCTGCTGTCCCTGCTGAACCTAAAGGTTTAACAATGTTCTTTAAAGTCTCACCACTGATACGAGTTTGTCCATAAGCGTTTTGTGCGATTATCAATGAATAGTGAACATCGTTGGAATCTGCACCACCTGCTGAAGAAACATAGGCATTGGTAGACATTATAAATCTAACATTTCCTACTGCACCTATCTCATCCATCATTGCTGTGGACTTGTTAGGGTATTTCTCTAGAGGAACCCACCCAGTAGCATCATCTAAGTCGTAAGCTGTATCTTCCGATACGATTCCTACAAAAGACTTTCCGATAGGTACTGTGTTATAACCCGTTGATGGGTTAACCATTGAGGTCATAGGTCTTGCGTTGTTACCACGAAGCGTTCTTACTGCTTCTTTAACTTCTGCTCTGTTAAGAACCATTGCTGAGGTAATGTCAGTATCGGCTGCTGCAGTACTTGCGTACTGAATAGTCGTTCCGGCTGCTAAGACTGCTCTCATTAACTGATCAATAGAATCTCCTGCCTGATCTCCCAAGATCTCTGCGGTCTCGGTTAAGATAGGGTCGTAAGTCTCCATTTGAACTTTATCAGTCAATGTTACATAGTCTCCATATTGAAGTGTGGTTGCTGTCACATCAGTTACGCTTAATGCGGTTCCTGTTGGTGTTACACCTTCTCTAAGAGCTGTGGTATTGGCTGTCAAGTTACCATATTGTCTAAATTTGATAACATTTGTCCCAGAGTTACGAGGAATATCTCTGATCTGTGCGAATCTTGTGTGTACGAAAGCAGGTATTGCTCTCTCTAACAAGGCTCTGCCATAGAAGTTATTAACCTCTGCTGGTATTTCTGTTCTAGTTGTCATTGCCATACTAGATACCTTTCCTTAAATATATACATTTAACGAACATAAAAAAACACAACCATTTCTGGTTGCGTTTGGTTTTTCCATATTCGCTACTATATACATTTTACGGGAAATGTGAGGAAATTACAATATTTCGGTGTAGGGTCTGCCTGTTTTTGGATCTATTCTATCCAGTTTAATATCTGCACCTGCATCTAGCGTTTGCTGTTGGCTTCTGCTAATAACTTCTGCTATTTGCTGTGGTACTGGTGTATATCTTCCTTTAGGAATGAAGTATTTATACCCATTAAGTTGTACAGATTCCACTGCACCGGATATATGCTCCTGATATTTATCACCATGCTTATCAATTTTCCATTCAACTATTCCCCTTTTCTCTGCTGGTTCAAGTGGAATAAGAATACTAACTACTGGTTGTTTCTCAAGTCTATCTCGCATAGCCGCTGCTTTTGTTTTCCATCTCTTGTTTACTTGTCTATCCTCATTAGGGTTCAAAGGTTCTGTAATGCTCTTAACTTTCTTTACTTCTTCTTCCTCTCCCTTAATAATAGCTTCTTTAGCACCTAATGTTTTAATAGATGCAATAAGCGGTGCTTTAGTTCTAAATGCTTGTACATCATCCTCCGGCATACCTAGTTCTACTAGCTTTGCTTGGAGTTCTTTAACTGTTAATAGTTCTAAATCGTTCATAATAACCTTTCAATAAATAATTACCTTCTTTGTAAAATAGCCCTTTTCTGTGCTTCAAAGTCATCCTTAGATGCTCTTACCCAATCTTTACTACCACCCTGTGGTGTTCTTGGTGTACTTCCACCAGTCTTAGTAGAGTTGGCTTTGATTTGTGCTTCTCTTTCTCTCTTAGCACCCAAACTCATAAGGTCATCTCCAGCTAACATATTAGCTATATTTTTAATTGGTATTCTTCCATATACGTCTGGTGATTCTGCCATGTATTTAAGTATTGCTGGTTTGTATTTTGAAAACTCTGGTCTTTCAGATATGAATGTAGCAACTTCTAGCTTATCTTCTATATCTCTTGTTCTTTTATCTCGGGATGCTGCCTGTTTCTCAACTATGCTTCCTATTGTTTTAACATCATCTGGGTCAATATCATCTCCGTAGTCTATTTCTTCTTGTTGCTGTTTCTCTCTTATCTCAACTTTCATAGCTTCTACATCTATCGGTGCTTCTTCTTCAATTACTTCTGGGGTTTCTTCTACCTCTGTAGTTTCTTCATCTAATGTAATCTCTGCTGGTGTTTCTTCTATAGTTGTTTCTGGCATTTCTATTTCCATAGTTAGGTTTTTCCTTTAACTTGATACTACTTATTATAGTAGTATGCCCATATCCTTGTCAATTACGAGACGTCTTTAACGAGTCAACTGTATGGTAAGGGTCGTCTTGTTCTTTGAATGGCTCTGGTTGTGATAGCTTCTCAATCCAAAAGTCTGGTGTACCTATAACATCCTTGTATGCTTTTAGTTTATCTCTTTTGCGATCTGTTTGCTCTTTTGTAGCGTCTTCTGTACCCTCAAGTATCTGCTTTGTTAGTATTTCAATGTTGGCTTCAACTATCTCCACTACTAACTGCCACCCTACAACCTGTTTTAAGGATTTAAAGTTGGCTAGTGCTTCTTTTATATCTTCTTTTGTCTTAAATAGTTCTGTTTTCATCTTGTTGATTGATTACTTGTTTGTGATGGTCTAACTGACTTGGTTGCTGACGATTGTGGTGCCTGTATTGTTTGCATAGCAGTCTTCCCATCTTGGAACTCTGCCGCCATTTGGTCTTCTGGGAATAAGTCTGGTCTAACTTTCTTAATAGATAAAGCTTTTTTGTGTGTTTCTATGTGTGCGTATGTAGCGTCGGTATCTTTAGCCTTACTATGAATCTCTAAGTGAACATTGTGATCGTCTTCTGCTTTAACAGGTACAAACTTGTTCTTACTAAGTAGGTTGTTCTGATCCTCGGCTATTCTTTCATCTATTGTGGGTGGGAATAATCTATCTAATTCGTCTTTTTCAAGCCCCGATAGCGTACCTAACCTCTTTAATCCCCATCTTCTATTAACAGTTGGGTCTCCAAAAGCCAGTGTTAAGTATTCGGTCATCATCTGGCGTTCCTCCATTTGTTTAGCACGAGACAGTATCTTTGATTCAATCTTAATGTCTGGTGTGATACTTGCAATAATATCTCCGCGTTTTAGAGGTCTCCACTTAGCACCAAATGCACCAACTATCCTCAAAACTTTCTTATCAATGTTCTCTGCAAAATTCTCATCATACATTGCATACCAATGTGACCAAAATACGTGCTCTGACCAACCGAATACTTTAGCAGCTAGCGAGTATCTGGTATCAACCTTAGATGATATAAGATTTAGC